CGGTCAAAACTATGGACCGCATGATCTTGAACAAACAGAATTTGGATCTGGTAAAACCAGAAGAGAAGTTGCTTATCAAATGGGATTGCGTTTTAAAGTGGCTGCAAGAATGCCGATTGAAGATGGCATACATGCTGTAAAGATGTTGCTGCCAAGATGTCTAATTGATGTCGATAACTGCTCAAAATTAATAAATGCTTTAAGGCATTACCATCGTAAGTTTTCTGACAGAGAACGAACTTACAAAATTAAACCAGTCCATGACTGGAGTTCACATGCAGCAGATGCGTTGAGAACTTTAGCAACTGGAATACAAGAAAATAAATTTAACCAAAACAAACGACAGCAAACTGCTGATACAAACTACAAGGTACTTTAATATGGGATCAATATTTAAACCAAAAATTCCAGCTCCTCCTCCAATCATTATGCCAGAGCCAGAAGAAGCTCCTAATTACGAAGATGAGGAAAGAGATGCTGCTGCAAAGCAAGAGATGTTAGATGCTGAAAAAAGAAGAAAAGGCAGAAGATCTACTATCCTTACTGGAACTGGATTGAATGAGATTGAAGATGAAAATATTAATAAAAAAACTTTACTAGGCTAATAATGTTTTCAACAATAACTAAATTTTTTCAGAAGAATAAAAAAAAAGCAGAAGAAGCTTTAGACATTCCAGAGATATTAATTTTAGAAGATATAAATCCAGAAAAAGAAGTTAAAGAAATTAATAAACAAAAAGAAACTAAAGATACAAAATCAACATTAACATTCGGTAAATAATTATGGGTGGACCTAGCGGACCTTCTGGTGGCGGTGGAAATAATAACAAAACTAAATTTGGTTATACAAAACCAAAAAGTACAATCCAAAAAGTTGGAGACTATATTAAAGGTGGTGGAATAGTTGGATCTGTTGTTAGAGGATTTAAAGAAGGTGCAAGAAAATCAAAAGCCAATGTAATGGATTATGAAGGTCAAGCCGCTGGAGTAACTCCAGAGAGAGCTCCTAGAGATGCTAGAACTGGAAGAGATAACGATAATAATAATAATCAAAAATCTATTGAACAACCAAAAGTAGCTTCACAAATGGATAATACTGAAGTGAAGTCCGATTTAATTACAGCTGATAAGACAGCTCCAACAGATGTTGAGATGACTGATGATGAATTACTCTTAAAAAGAAAAAGAGGAAGAAAAACTAAAACAGTTTTAACTTCAGTTACTGGCGACACATCTAAAGCAACATTAAGTAAAAAAACTTTATTAGGAGGTTAATTATGAGTTTGTACAGGAATATTAACAAAAGACGCAAGGCTGGAACTTCAAGATCAAAGAAGAAATCAACTATATCAGCTAAAGCTTACAAAAATATGAAAGCTGGTTTTCCAAATAGCAAAAAGAATAAAGCTAAGAGAAAAAAAAGAAAGTAAATGCAATCACAAGAATTTAGAACTTTAGCCTCACAGCTAAAAGACAACCTATCTAGGTTAATGGAAAAAAGATCAAACTGGGAAAGCCATTGGCAAGAAGTAGCAGATTTGATGTTACCTAGAAAAGCAGAGATCACAAAAGAACGAGCAAGAGGCGATAAACGACATACACAGATATTTGATGCAACGGCTGTACATGCTCTGGAACTTTTAGCTGCATCTCTGCATGGTATGTTGACTTCATCTGCCAATAGATGGTTTTCATTAAGATTTAAGGAAACACAATTAAATGAAAGCGATGAAGCGAAAGAGTGGTTAGAAGATGCAACGCAGAGAATGTACGATGTAATTTCTAAATCAAACTTTCAGCAAGAAATTTTTGAATCTTATCATGATTTAATTTGCTTTGGAACTTCATGCTTAATGATTGAAGAAGATCAAGAAGATGTATTAAATTTTTCAGCAAGACATATTAAAGAACTTTATATCCAAGAAAATAAAAAAGGTTTTGTAGATACAGTATATCGAAGATTTAAAATGCCAGCTCAAGCTGCTGTATCAAAATTTGGAATTGAAAATGTATCAAGAGAAATACAAAACACAGTAAATAAAAATCCATTTGATGATGTCGATTTAGTCCATGTTGTAAGACCAAGATTAGATTACGATCCAGATAAAAAAGATAAAAAGAATATGCCATTTCAAAGTATCTATTTTGAATATGGTACTGGTCATATAATTTCATTTGGTGGTTTTTTAGAAAATCCTTATGTTGTTCCAAGATACTTAAAAGCTTCAACAGAAGTTTATGGAAGAAGTCCAGGAATGAACTCACTAGCTGATGTAAAAGTTTTAAATAAAATGGTAGAGAATAGTTTGAAAGCTGCTGCAAAACAGATTGATCCTCCTCTACTCATTCCAGATGATGGAATGTTAGCACCTATTAGAATGTCTCCAGGCAGCATCAATTATTATCGGAGTGGCTCAAGAGATCGTATAGAGCCGCTAAATATTAATGCCAATACTTCAATTACGATTAACAATGAAAATCAAAGAAGAGATGCCATTAATAAAATGTTTCATATCGATCAGTTAGTAGTAACTGAAAATAGAAACATGACAGCGACTGAAGTAATCCAAAGACAAGAAGAGAAGATGAGAATACTTGGTCCAGTATTAGGTAGATTACAATCTGAATTATTATCTCCATTAATAACTAGAGTATTTAATATTCTTTTAAGAAATGGATTGTTTATGCAATCTCCAGATATTCTTCAACAACAAGAATTAAAAATAGAATTTGTATCTCCAATGGCATTAGCTCAAAGAGGACAAGAGCTTCAGTCTTTAATGAGAGGATTAGAAATCTTTGGATCACTTGCTCAAACAATGCCAGTTATGGATTACATTGATGAGAATGGTTTAGTTAAAAACATAATTGATATTTTAGGATTACCAGCAAAAGTTATTAAATCAGATGCTGAAGTAGAACAAATAAGAGCAGACAGAGCTGAACAAGAAGCACAACAAATAGAAATGCAGCAACAAATGGCTGAAACTGAAATGGCTAAAAATGCAGCTCCAATGGCTAAAATAGTTCAAGATGGATCACAATAAAGAATTAGAAAAAAAAATAAAACAGCTTAGAGAAGATTACAAAACAGTATTTGGATCAGATCAAGGCAAAAGAGTTTTAGAGGACATCTCAATAAGATGTCATGAGAGTACGACTACTTTCTCAAAAGATAACAGTCATGAGACCGCTTTTTTAGAAGGACAAAGATCAATGCTTCTTTTTATCAAAGCAATTCTAAAATCAAAATAACCAATAGGTATATATGGAAAATCAGACAACTGCACCAGAGGTGCAATCTGAACAAACGACAGATGTTGTTCAGAATAATACTGTAGCAACTGAAGTTGTAAGTAACCAGGAAACAAATTTTAAAGATTTAATTCCTGAAGGTTTCAAAGAAGAAAAAGCTTTGGATAATTTTAACAACATGGAAGATTTCGTAAAAAGTTATCTCCATGCTCAAAAACTTGTTGGAGCTGATAAAATTCCAGTTCCTAATAAGCATTCAACTGATGAGGATTGGAATGAAGTATTTAAAAGACTGGGTGCTCCAGAAAGTCCAGATGATTATCAATATAACATCAAAGATCAAGAACTGGATCAAACGCAAGTTAAAGAATTTAATAAAGCTGCACATCAATTAGGATTACTTCCTAAACAAGCTGAAGGCTTAATTAAATTTTATAATGAGATGAATGGCAATGTTGCTGCATCTCAAGAAGAAGCTGCTGCTCAAGCACAACTTGCTACTGAAACTGAACTTAAAAAAGAGTTCGGTCCACAATTTGGTAAGAGACTTGACCAGGCTAAAAAGCTTGCAGTTAATTCTTTAGGATCAGAATTTTTAGAAAATACTTATCTTAAAGATGGCTCAAGACTTGGAGACAATATTAAAGTCATAAAAGCTTTTTCTGAACTAGCTGACAAATTATCTGAAGATGAAATCATTAAAGGCGATGGATCTGAATATATGACAGCTAAAGACATCGAAAAAGAAATTAACGAACTAACTCAAGAAGGATCTGCATATTGGAGCAAGACACATCCAAATCATCAAAAAGCAGTTCAAGAAGTCTTGAAGTTAAGAGAGATGTTAAATGGCTAATGAAAAATTTGAGCCAGGCGAAATAATAACAGACACAGAAGTTAGACTTGAATGTTTAAGACTAGCAACTGAATTTGGTCCAGAGAATGATCGAAGAAATCCTCTACCAACAGCTGAAAATTATTTTGACTGGGTTATGCAAACTTCAAAGCGACAATCTGAAAAGACCGCCAAGAAAAAAGACAAAGTGAAGTCTTAAAATTTACAGATGCGACCTCCAATTCTGGAGACAACCAAGTCGATAAAATCAACCACAACATAAGGAGGTTTGACAATGTCAAATCAAATTACTACAGCTTTTGTACAGCAGTATTCAAACAATGTACAAATGCTATCACAACAAAAAGGCTCACTTTTGAGATCTGCTGTTGATGTTGAAACTGTTGTTGGCAAAAATG